AGGGTAAGTGTAATCATGTTATGAAACACCTTGTTGATACAGCTAAGTTTTTTGAGAATAATGATGATTGTCCAACATGTACTCAAGAAATTAATAAACAATTAAAGACTGCAATGCTTATTGAAGTTAAAGACCAGGCAAAAAAGACTCAACAAGAAATTAATCATAATGAACCAAAATATAATTCTACTTGCTTAGCAATAGAACAAGCAAGAGATGATATTAATTCTATGCTTGATACCAATAGGAAAATTAATTGGTGTTCAGATAGAATAGATTCATTGCAAAGTAAGCAAGTCAAAGAAGTTGATATGAAAAAACCATTACAAGATTTAATTGATATGACATATGAACTTGGAAATATACAAGAGCAATTAAATGAAGCAAATACTGATTTATTATATAATGACATAGCATCAGAAATGCTTAAGGATACTGGCATAAGAACTAAAGTCATAAAGGAATATCTACCAGCAATGAATGGACTTATTAATCAATATCTTCAAGTGTTAGAATTCTTTGTGGCATTCCACCTTGATGAGAATTTTGAAGAGACAATTAAGTCCAGACATAGGGACACATTTGTATATGACAATTTCTCAGAAGGAGAAAAAATGAGGATTGACCTGAGTCTATTATTTGCTTGGCGTCAAATAGCCAAAATGAAGAACTCTACCAACACAAATTTGTTAATCCTTGACGAGACATTTGACTCATCACTAGACGACGATGGTGTGGATAACCTATTAAAAATTCTACTGACTCTGGAAAATGGCACAAATACATTTATTATTTCCCATAAGCCAGACCTACTTGAGAATAAACTCAAAGCTAAGATAGAATTTAAAAAAGTAAATAACTTTAGTATCATAGAAAATTATTCCATATATTAGCCGTTTTATAGAATAGACTTTCTTTTTTTAAAAATACTCTCCTAAGTGCCTCAAACTATGATATAATGGTACATTAAGATAAAAAAAGGAACAAAATATGGTAACATTTACAACTGATATTGACCACAATATCTCAATCTTGGAATTACTTCGCTCATTAACTTACTTTGAGGCAACTTTAATTTCACTTGATGAACAACCGGAATTACCACTTCCAGCAATTACTATTTCAATCCCTGAAAATAGGCTTGAGGAATTTAGGAGTACTGTTTAGCAGACAATATACTTCAGCTAACGGAACCGTTAGTATTCTTATTGAAAATACTCTCCTAAAGCCGTTAAACTATGATATAATATACTATATAAAATAAAAAAAGAGGAAAAATATGAATGCAACAATTGAAAATTTAATAACAAAATATCCAAACAAAACGGAATTTAGTGCGGCAATGATTAAAGATGCCGCTGAAGCAGCTGGGGAAAACCCAAGGTCTGCTTATGTCAACATTAGATATGTTAAAAAATGTCCTACGGTCAGACGTGGCGTTTATAACTTAGAAAGCATGATGCCAAAATCAGCTAAAAAACCAGCTGCTAAAATGGCAATCAAAGGAGTTGCTTCAGTTTCTAATGATGAAGTTTTTGTTCCTGATTTTGATGAGACATTTGTTCCTTGGGGAAACTTTACTGAAATAGTTAAAGTTATTAGGTCAAGAATGTTTTATCCAACTTATGTTTCTGGACTATCAGGTAATGGTAAAACATTCCAGATAGAACAGGCTTGTGCTAAATTAAATCGTGAATATGTTAGGGTTCAAATTTCACCTGAGACAGATGAGGATGATTTAATTGGTGGTTTCCGTTTAATTAAAGGTGAGACAGTTTTCATGAAAGGTCCGGTTATTAAGGCTATGGAAGCTGGAGCAGTTTTAATGATTGACGAAATTGACCGTGGTACTAATAAAATTATGTGTCTTCAAGGTGTTCTTGAAGGTAAGCCAGTTTTAATTAAAAAGACAGGTGAAGTTGTTACTCCTAAAAAAGGTTTTAACATAATTGCTACAGCGAATACCAAAGGTAAGGGTTCAGATGATGGCCGTTATTCAGGTGCTCAAATTATTGATGATGCTTTTTTAGAGAGATTTACTATTACTCTTGAACAGACTTTCCCAACTATTAAAGTTGAGGAAAAAATTGTTATGAAGCATATGAAAAAGTTTGAAATTATGGATGAAGAATTTGCTAAGCTTTTAGTTGGTTGGGCAGATGCTATTAGAAAAACTTTTTATGATGATGGAATTGATGAGGTTATTTCAACTCGTCGTTTATGCCACATTATTCAAACATTTTCAATTTTCAAAAAACGTGATAAGGCGATTGCTTTATGTGTTAATCGTTTTGATGAAGATACTAAGGATGCTTTTAAAGACCTTTATGAAAAAGTTGATGCGACAATCAATGGTGAACCTGAAATTACTCTAAGTGAAGAGGAATTAAATAAAGCCATGAAAGATGAATTAGAAAGAGATTGGGACGAGGAAGCATAATGAATTTATCAGCTCAAGAATATTTAGCAAAGCTTTTAGCAAAAGAAAATTTATCAGTTCAACATGGTAATTATTCAACAGCATCATTTGATGTTATGAATAGAGTTTTAAGATTGCCACTTTGGGAAGACAAAGGTAAGGATGTTTATGACTTACTAGTTGGTCACGAAGTTGGTCATGCTCTTTATACCCCAGCTGATGGGTGGCATGATTCTGAAAAGAAAATTGGAAAAATTCCTAGAGCTTATTTAAATATCGTTGAAGATATCCGTATTGAACGTAAAATCCAAGAGACATATCCTGGAATAGTTCGTCGTTTTAAAGCTGGTTATACTAAACTTTTTGATGATAATTTATTTGGTACAGATGATAGAGACATTAACAAAGCTGGTCTTATGGACAGGCTTAATGTTCATTCAAAAGGTAGAGGTTATCTTCCAGTTGAATTCTCAGATGAGGAAACTCCATTAGTTAAAGAAGCTATGGAAGTTAAAACTTGGGATGATGTTCTTAAAATTTGTAAAAAATTCTATGACTTTATTGAAGAAAATAAAGAGGAAGAAGAAGAGCAGCCAGAAGGTACAGGCGCTGATATTCCAAGTAATGATATGGACGGTGATGATGATGCTGAAACTGAAAACCCACAAGGTACTACTCCTCCAGAAGATGGTGATGACGACCAAGAAAGTGAAGGTGGTGAAGGTGATGCTGAAGGTGAAGGTGAAGAAACTAAAGAACCTGCTGAGCCTGGTCATGAAACTTGGACTGAAGATACTTTTAGAGAAAATGAAAGTGAACTTTTAGAAAAGCAAGATGACCGTTATAATGATAATAAAAAGCAATCATTATATTCTTCTGGAATTTCTGATGCTAACCTTAAAAATATGTTATTCACATATAAAGAAGCTGACAAAATTAGATTAGAATGGATGGTTGAACATATTGGTGATAATGAATATGACAGAAGTGGATGTGCTTATACTTCTACAGACGTTAAAGAAGATTGGATTAAATCTAAGCCAGGTATGAATGCAATAGCAGGTCAATTAGCTAAAGATTTTGAAAGAAAGAAAGCAGCATTTGAATATTCAAGAGCTACTACAGCAAAATCTGGAAAGCTTGACCCATTAAAGCTTCATTCATATAAAATGACTGAGGATATCTTTTTAACAACTACACAATTAGCTCAAGCTAAATCACATGGAATTATAATGTTTATGGACCTTTCAGGTTCAATGTGTGAAATCATAGAAGATGTTACTACCCAAGCAATTACTATTGCAATGTTTTGTAGAAAAGTTAATATACCTTTTGCAGCTTATTCATTCACAACTTCAGCTTATCATTCTCAAACTATTAGAGAAGTTAAACAAACTGGTGGTGAAATGGATATTAAAGGTTCAAAAGTTGTTGAGATGTTTTCTTCAAATATGAATACTAAAACTTTTGAAGAAGCTGCTTTAACTACATTTGCAGTTGCTAAAGCTCATTCATATTCTAGACAAATCCCATATTATATTTCAGGTAGAATGTTAGCAAACATAGACGGTATGGGTTCAACTCCACTTATTCAAACTTGTATGTTAGCTTCTAAACTTACTAAAGCTTTTCAAAAAAAGCATGCAATTCAAAATACAAATTTAATGTTCTTAACTGACGGAGTTCCTGATGGAATTTATGTTGAGGAAGATAAAAATGCTGATGTTAAAACTCACCATTCACATAAGTTAATAAACTTTAATGGTAAAATGATTGCCGCTGATAATACAAGAGATATGTATGCAAAAATGTTAAAGCGTCTTAAAGAGATTACTGGTGCTACTATAATGGGTTTCCATTTAGCGACTGATGCTTCTTCATTTGGTCAAGGTTTATATGGTGTTGAGGAAGATGAATATTACAACCCAGATTATCATGACTTAATTAAAAAATGGAGAAAAGAAGGTCACATTGAATATAAAGGTGTTAAAGGTTATGACAACTATTTCATAATTAAAATTGCTAAAAACCATAGTGATGATGAGTTTGTTTTACCAGAAGGAAAAACTGAATTGAAAGATATTAAACGTGAATTCAGAAAATTCAACAAAACTAAAAAAGCTACTAAGCAATTAGTTGGGAAAATCACAGATGCGGTTGCTGCTTAGTTTAGTATTATTATTTTCTCATTACGCCAACGCTGGTGCTTGGGAAGATAATAATATTCCAAATAATGTTATGAACCAACTTACAGAAGTTGGAGCAAACTCAAGTGCAAACTGGACAGGTGATATGGACTTTGTTTCATTGACAGTCTCAGAAGATATCTTAAAAGTTGACCAAGTCTTTGATGATGGCTGGTCTCATTATGTTTATATAATTGCATTTGATAGATTTTTAAGTAAAGACTTTAAGTCCATAAGCGCAAAGGCCAGTCTTAAAATTAAATCTATTGGAGAACAAATTGAAAAGATTTTAATTGAGCACCCTGATGCTGTGTTTGGTATTTCCTTAAAGCCTGGAATGGAAACTTTTTATAAAATGCCAGATGGAATGAGCCAAACATATTGGCACCTTGCATTTGAAAATGATAAAGAAGTTAGAGAGACATATCATAAGCTTTGGGAAATCATATCAAAAGACTTAAAGCATATCTCCAATAATAATTTAATCTTTAATGTTTTAAATGAGCCTGAGTTTGAACAAATGAAAGCTTGGAATAAAAGAGAGTTATGGCAAGAATGGTCAACAGAAATTGTTGATGCTATAAGAAAAGTCTCCCCTGGGAGAACAATTATAATTGAAGGAATACATAAAGGCTTATGGGCAAGGCATGGAAACCCAGCAAATTTATTGCTTCCTATTAATAGGACAAATATTATTTATGGCTTTCATTATTATAATCATGCAGAATGGGCCTTCCAAGATACAGAAGGTTGGATGCAAGGTGTGAGTGGTAATCCTATGCCATATAATTATGAACAAGAACTTAAATCACATATGAGCCAACTTATTAATTACTCAAATAAATATAATGTCCCAGTGGTATTAAGTGAAATAGGAGTGAATGGTCAATGTGATGGAAATGGACCAGTGCCAGAAGATAGGGCAAAGTATGTTAGTGTTGTATATGACACTCTAATCCCAGCAAATATTGGAATTACTTGGTGGGCCATAGAAA